TTGTTTCTGGGATAGGCTGATCAGGTTACCTGTTGCGCACCCGGTAGCGGACGCTGCGCTCATCAATCCGGCCTTGGCTGGTCGTGATCTGGCAGGTCACGACATAATCCGCGCCCGCAGCCCCGCCGCTGATGCGATAGGAAACCACGCCGGTTGCTTGTGTCACCTGGTCGACGGTGATGCCGATGGTGGCAGTTATTGATTGCGCGGTGATCGTTTCGCCGTTTTGAAGCCAATCTGCCCAGTTGATCCCGTGGCGCAAAGTGGCCTGCGGATCTTTTGGCGGTGCGGTGAATGTGTAGCTCATCAAGCGGCCTCTTGTATGACAATGAAAACGGTCTGCTCAGGCTCGACAGTGAAGACGGGCTGCTCGGGCTCGACAGTGAAGGTGAGGCTCGGAGCGAAGACGACAAAATCGCTGTAAGCGCCCAGCGCGCTTGCCGTTGCGACCAGTGTCAGGGCAGGAGCGACCGCCGCGCCGGAACCCTCGACAGGCTGGGCCGCAGCGGTACCATCGCCCGATGCGACCGGCTGCGATAGAGACAGCGCGGGGGCAACGGCTGCACCAGTGCCAGTGACGCCGGAAACGACAAACTCGCCAGACGCGGATGCGACCGGAGCGTCGAGTGTCAGCGCAGGGGCGACAGCATCAGCCGTGCCGGTGACGGGCGCGATATGTGCTGCCGCGCCGTCAGCCGTGGCAGATAGCGTCAGCGCGGGGGCCGTGGCCTCGGCGGTGCCGGTGACACCTGCTGCGACAAAATCACCGCTTGCGCTGGCAACAGGCGCGTCGAGGGTGAGGTTCGGCGCAACTGCGCTGCCCGTGCCTGTAACGCCTGAGATTACATACTCGCCAGACGCTGCCGCCGCCGGATTGTCGAGGGTCAGGTTCGGCGCAACCGCATCGGCAGTGCCGGTGATACCCGCAACCGTGAAAGCGCCGTCGCCCGATGAGGTAGGTGCGCCGAGGGTCAGGGCCGGGGCGATAGCCTCGGCGGTGCCAGTGACACCGGCGACCGTATATGCACCGTCGCCCGCTGCGATAGGCGCATCGAGCGTTAGCGCAGGGGCAACAGCAGCGCCCGTGCCGGTGACAGCATCAACCGCATAGGCACCGGAAGCCGATGCAACAGGTGCATCAAGCGTCAGGTTCGGAGCGACAGCTTCCGCAGTGCCGGTGATACCCGCGACCGTATAAGCGCCGTCACCCGAGGCAGTAGGAGCGCCGAGGGTCAGGGTCGGAGCAACAGCAGCACCGATGCCGCTAACGCCCGCAACCGCAGCCTCTAGCAGCAGCCCGTCGCCGTCCTCCTTGAGCAGCCGGAAGCCGTTCTCTAGCAGAATATCGGTGTCAGTGCCGCCAGACGCGGGTGTGGGGATCAATTCATCCGCAAACCAGCCTTCCGGCAGAACCTTGGCGTCAAACCAAGCCTTCGGGTCTAGGGTTGCATCGAACGCACCAAAACGGGCCATCGCTTACTCCTCTGGCAGAGGATCGGGCTCAGGCTCTGGTGGCGGTGGAGCTAGCCATTCGCCACCGGCATAGAACCATCCCGGCCCGACATATTCAGGACACTCGATCTCATCAATGCCATCGGGCAGATGGTTCCAATACGTCACGCCGTCCCAGCGGCAAGTGTTCCACACCCAGCCATCCGCGACACGCACCAAGGCGAATTTCTTTCCGTTCACCATGATATGATAATCCCGAACCCGTTGCCGCCGTTGCCACCCTTGCCACCGACGCCGGGGTTCATGCCGACACCACCGCCGCCACCACCGCCGCCACCTTTGCCGCCATTTCCGCCCGCCGCGCCTGCCGTGGATGCCGTGACAGTTGTGCCGCCACCGCCCCCACCTGTGCCGCCTACGATGCCGTCAGTGTCAACGCCGTTAGTACCTGCCGTGGGCGATGCACCGCTCGTGCCCGCTGCACCCCCAAGCCCGCCCGCCGTAGCGCCAACGCTGTTGCCTGTGCCACCGCCCGCCGTAGCGCCAACGTTTGCCGGGACGTTGGTGTGACAACCGCCAGAGCCGCCACCGCCGCCGCCAAACCGGGCAGTGCCGCCCGCCGACACAATAGGCGCGGTTGCGCTGTTGCTCGACCCACCCCCGCCAGAACCGCCTTCCCATGTTGGGCCAAACGGTGATGAGTTGCTGCCGTTTGTGGGTTGCCCCGATGGTGCCGAGGTGCTCCCAGCCCCCTGACCGACGCCATGAAAACCTGCGCCGCCACCGCCCGAGGTAGAAAGAGCACTGGTCTGACCGCCAGTCCCCGCCTGCCCGCCAAAGGCAAACAGTAACGTGTAGGTCGATGCGCGGGCAGCCGAGTATCTTCCGTCAGTGCCAGCCGTGCCAACTTGACCAGCTAACCCCCCGGGGCCACCGCCGCCTCCTGCGCCGATCAGCACACGAAATTGAGCGGGCAGTTCATCGGTCAGATAAAGTTGGCTGACGCACGCACCCCCGCCACCGCCCGAGCCGCCCTTAGCGACAGCGGCAGTTGCGAGCGAGGCACCGCCACCGCCGCCACCGCCAGCACCCCACAACCGGATCAGGGTCAGCCCGGTGCGCGGGCCTGCGGGTTTAGTCCAAGTCCCTCCCGGAAAATCGAACGTCTGGATGTTAGCCGAGGGGAACGGCGAAGCTACTCGCCATCCGCATTTTTCGTCAAAGGTCACGCCGGTCTGCGCTGGCACAGACCCCGCCCACAGATCGGCAACAGTCGTGCCGTCAGTGTGGCAGATAACGATGTTCTGCGCCGCCGTGGCGTGGTCGTTAAACACGCTCAGGAACTTGATCTTGCGCGTGGTCGATGCACCGGGACTGGCCACAACATCAGTCGTGGTTGCCGCCCCAATGCTGGTGTCTGTGCGGTCTGGCGTTACAGTCGTGCCAGACAAGTCCGTGAAGGTCGCGTGAACATGCACCGGGTTTGCGCTCGATGTCACGACCTGCAATTTGTCGGAGGTGGATGCCAGATAGATCATCGCGTCACCACGAAATCACGATGCAGTAGCCATCACCGCCGACGCCGCCCGCGCCGCCAAGGCCCGGATTGCTGCCCCGGCCACCGCCGCCACCGCCGCCTCCGCCAAGCCCGCCTGCGCCGCCCGCAGCGCCGCTTGTAGAAGCCTGCACAGTTGTGCCGCCACCGCCACCGCCAGCGCCGCCATGGTTGCCGTTAGTCGGCCCGCCCGCATCACCGGGCTGCGGTGCTGGGCCAGAAACGCCCGATACACCGCCGCCACCAGCCGCAGAACTAAAGCCGCCGCCGGAAGACCCGGTAACCACAGCAGGAACTGCGGTCGTTCCGCCGCCCGAGCCGCCGCCACCGCCACCGAACAGTGACCCGCCGCCCGCCGTCATCGCTGGCGCTGTGGATGAACCTCCCCCACCGCCGCCGCCCAAATGGGCGTAGTGGGAGCTACCAGCGCCAATCGTCCCGGTGATTCCTTGAATGTCGAACCCCGGCCCTGTCGATGTTGGCTGTCCGCCGGTACCGGCAATCGCAGCAGACGCCGATGTGCCTGCTGAGTGACCACCCCCGCCGCCGCCACCACCAGTTGCAAGCGCGGAGTTTTGCCCGCCTCTCCCGCCGCCGCCACCATAGCCGGTCAGCAGCGCGCCGAATGTCGTGTTACCCCCAACGCCGCCGTCGCCGCCCGAACCGCCTGCCGTTGCACCCGTACCCGCCGAACCGCCTGCGCCAATGGTCACGCTTACCGTATCGCCAAGATCACTGGCGCGGAAAATGCGCTCAACAAAGCAGCCCCCACCGCCGCCACCGCCGCCTTTGGTAACGGTCGCAGTCGCCAGAGACGATCCCCCGCCGCCGCCACCGCCTGCACCCCAGACGCGAACCATAACCACTGTCGGGGTGAAGCTGGTCGGCTTGTTCCATGTGCCATTGGCGGGAAATATTTGGATATTCGTGGGCCGCGAATTGCCCGTTACAGTCCAGCCCTCGCCTTCAACATAGACAATCCCCGCCTGCGCGGGCAGCGACACCGCATACAGGTCAACCGTGGTCGTGCCATCCGTGTGCTGGATAGTGACCTTGTTCGCATCCGTCGTGCTGTCGTTCCAGATATTGACGAACTGCACGGCACGCGAGGTCGAAGCGGCGGGGCTGGCCACAATGTCAGTCGTGGTCGCGGTCGAGATGGATGTATTGAGCCGCCCCACCGTCACCGCGCCGCTGGCGAGATCGGCAAAAGCCGCATGGACGCGAACGTCGCCCGCCTGCGCTGTGACTAGCCGCAGCTTGTCGGATGTAGAATTAAGCAGGATCATTCGCCGCTCCTCTTATAAAAATATCATTCAACCCGGTCACAGCGCCAACTCCACTTGTTTGACAGCATCGCCCTTGCGCCGCTCGAACCGGACGCGCTTGGCGTCGGGGAAGTGTGCAGCAACGCCTTCCCGCCACTGCTCGGGGGTCAGCGGCGTGCCGATCCAGCCTTGAAGGTGCAGGCAATCGCCGTCCTCGGTCACCACGATCATACGGCCATATTCCGGCCCGTCGCCATCGCAGACGCGCACCAGGTGCGAGCAATCGGGCAAGGGCGTGATGACGAAGCGCATTTATGGAGCGCCCCACGCCGAGTAGCCAGACGGTAGCGCATTCGCGAAAGTGCGCTGTCCGCCGTTGATCCGAATGCGCCCGCCGGTGTTTGTCAAACTGCCATACAAGTGCATGACGCCAGTGGCCGGTAGAACAAGTCCGCCGGTTCCTGCTGGCAAGTTGCCACGCGTCACAAGAACGCCGTTACGATAGAACCAAGCCTGTCGGTTATCGAGATCGACTGCGATACCGATGGTGGTGGCGGTAGAAGCGTCCGCACTGCCATCTTGGGCCACACCTGACTGCTGCGCAACATTATCTTCGCTGTCATAGAAGATATTGGCAACAAACACACAGCCGTCGAGGTTGTGATTCCCCGGCCTGTTGGCGGGAGACGTGATGTTCATTGTGCTTCGTGCTGCACCAACGCCCGTAAGTCCGGTGGCAGACACGATTTCAAACTCGCCAAACCACTTGCCGGTCGAACGGCCAATGGCCGAGCGGATGCCGCTGATCGCGCCTGTATTGTCGGAGACGATCATGTCCTGATTGTCGTTCTCAACCACGATGCCGGGATAGAAGTCGGTTGTACTCCATGTCGCAGACGCAGGTGCAGTGGCGGCGGTCGTAATAGTGACCGACTGCGTGGTTCCACCGATAGTCACAAACGCCTGAACGGCGGTGGAGAGGCTTCCGCTGCTTTGCACCCGCAGCGTCAGGACATCGCCGTTCCGGCATGTCCCTGTGTTGTTTTGCGATGCGCCCGTGAACCCGCGCTCCAAAGTGCCTGCCCCTGAATGGGTAAAGGTCGCGTCCACGTTTGGCCCCAGCCCCGTTACCACAAATCTGCGAGTGAAAGTGGTATTGATGGCCGCACCAGTTACGTTGCTTCCGAACCACGCGGAGCCTGTCGGAATTGAGCCGGTTGCTCCCGCCGCAATCGAGTCAAGCACTGCTTTGAATGTCTCATTAACGGCGATATTACCGGCAGCACTCAAGTGAACCCCGTCGCTAATTCCGGCGTTCGGATCACTCGCTGTGTTGAACGTCGGATGCTCACCGAACGGAATATACGCGTCGGCCAAGTTCCGATAGTTGGGGCGCAGATCCGCCAGCAACTCCGCGCGTCTCGCGTTGAAGGTAACGTATGCTGCGTTGCGGCTGTCATACGGGGTCGGCGCGCTAATCGCGACCTTCATGCCGGTGGCGCGCACTACATCGGTGAACGCCTTGAGCTTCGGAACGTAGTCCGCGCCGTTGGTTTCGTTACCAAGTCCATTGGCCCCAATGAAGACCGTAAGCCAGTCAGCACCCGTGGCCAGGATATTCGCCATCTGGCCCCACAGACTGTTGCCGCCGTTATTGAGATCGGCGGGGACGCCAAGCGCACGGCCATTGGCAGCTATAACTGTAACAACGGCTGCGGGGTTAGCGGTGGCCCACTCGCTTGCGTAGGTGCCTCCGAAGGTGATGCTGTCGCCAGCGACCGCCACACCGAAGATGTTGCCCAAACGGATTAACTCCGATGCCAGTAGCGACGCTTGTATGTTTTTTGTCACCGCGCCCTGCACAATCGGGACAAGCTCTGTCCCCGCCAGCGGCGTAGTTGCCGCCGGAAGGTCACTGATTTTTGCGTCGGCCATCGGAGCCTCCTATTATGCGTAAGAGGCGGTTTGGGTGACGGTGAGCGAGGTGACGGAAACCGAGCCGCCCGCCACGATCTGACCGCCAGACAGGTTGGACAGGTTCAGTTCCTGACCCGATGCGCCCGCCGTGCCCTGATAGACAACGGTGGTGCCGTTCGATTGCAGCAGCCGGAAGAAGGTCGGCGTGCCGGTCGCGTCCGCGCTGGTGTCAGCCGAGATAGCGTTGGCGGTGGCAACACCCGAAGCCGCCGCGCCAAACGCGGTTGCGCCGAGGGTCAACTGGGCCAGAAGCGTGTTGCCCGAAAGCGCGCCGTCAGCATTGGCCGGTGCGGTGCCCGAGTAAATGCGCAGACTTCCGTTGTTGACGGTGGCAGTGATGGCATTGAGCGCCGCATCGCGGGCAGCGTTCGCGCCAGTGGTGCGCGAGGCAGAAGCAAAAGTTCCCATGGGGTAATTCCTTTCGTGAAAATCAGGGCTGTATGTGAAACTGCCGCTCGACCCATTCGATCAGCGCGCCCAGTTGGGTCGCCTGCTGTTCTGCGATCTCGCGGCAGTGGATTTCAGTGGTCAGGTCTGGGGCAGGAAGTGCTCGACAATCGGGCGCTGCATCAGTTCGGGGGGCGGGGTCGCCGGTTTCGGGCAGTCGCAAACCACCGGACGCACTTCCAGCACCGGCGCGGGCTTGGGCTTGCAGGCGGGCAGCACGAGCGCGCAGGTCAGCAATGCGGCGGCTGTAATCTTGGCGGACTTCATCGGTGATCTCCTCTTGGCGGGCGACAACGCGGGCCAGTCGTTCGGCTTCCATGCGGGCGGCTTCGGCCTGCGCGTCCTCGTAAGCGCGCTTCGTGGCGACGTGGCGGGCTTCGGCTAGCTCCAGGTCAATGCGGATCGAGCGAACCTCGCCTTCCAGTTCCTTGGCGTAAGGCTTCCATCCCTTGGGCCCGATGGTGCCGATGACCGGAAGCTGGATCCGAAAGCCTTCAAGCCGCACGGTCTGGGTTGAACAGCCGACAACGGCGACAAGCAGCAACAGGGCAGACAGCCCCAGCTTGATGCCGGTGAGCGCGTATCGCGGGGCGAGCCACGGCGGGAGAGGTGGCAACATTACAAGCTCCAAACCCATTGCGCGGCTTTCACCAGCACGGTTGCGATGGCGAACAGCAGTGCGCCCGCGCCAAGCAGCGACAGCACGGCGAACGCGGTGAACGCCACGATGGCCTTGCGCTCTTGCTCAGGGCTGGGGAGCATCGTCACAGCCCCTTCAAGCACAGATCGCGCTCGCGCTGGCGGCGCAAGGTCAGGCCGCGCACCTCGCGCCCGCCCGCCTTATTCCAACGCAAGTAAGCATCGCACCCGCCGCGCCAGTCGCCCGCGTTGAACCGGCGGGCAGCGGTCGAGCGGCAGAAGCCAGTGGTGCCGATATTGTAAGCAAGGCTCACAGAGGCGACTAACTGGTTCTGGCGCTCCGGTCGGGCTAGCGCAGGCACGCAAGCGAGGACGGGCTTGGCGTGTGCGACAAGCTGCTGTTCGAGCCGCCGGGTGCAGCCCGCTTCGGTTTCCACCATGCCAGGGCGAACATTCTTCGTGTCGCCGTCGCAGATCGTCCATACGCCCACGATGTCGGCATAGGCGCGCAGATATTGCGGGCCGCTGACGTGCTTGACGACAAGCGCGCCGTCATCGGTGACGCTCGCTTCCACCTTGCGACCGCTTTCGTCATGCGGGAGCATCACGGCCAAGGCAGCGGCAGCGGATGCCCCCACCAGTGCGACAAGCGCGCTCTTGGGCGAAACGTCCGGGTCAGGTTGCTGTGCCATCGGGCTTGCTCCCCTGCTGCCACAGTCTCAGAACGGTCGGCCCGAAGAACGCCACCGCGCCCACAGCCACGGCAGCAACCGCGCGCTGTGTCGGGTCGGATGGCATGAAGTTGATGATGCTCAGCAGTAGTTGCGGATTGGACGCGAAGGCCGTCACAACAGCGCCAATCAGCGCGGCCAACTGCACGCTCGAAAACTGCCACGCCTTGCGCCACTCGGGGATCAGATGCTTGTCGAGCCAGTCAATCATAGGTCGTCCCTTTCCCTGCCAAGCAGCCGTTGGACGGTGCTGGTTTCGTAGATGCGGATTGCCGTCCAAACGATGGTGAGGATCGCCGCGACAGCAGGGAGCAGGCTGGCAAGCGAACCGAGCAGGGTTGCTATCGACAAGACATCCCCTGCCATTTTCGCGGTTTCGGGCAGGTCGTGAAAGGGGTCGTTCATGCTGGCAAATCCTTGCTCATCACGATTTCGTTTTCGCGCCAGACCACCCATTCACCGGGCGAGCAGATGCGCTCCGCCGCGCCGTTCTCGACGGCGGTAATTGCCTGTTCTTTTGTCATGATTATCGTCTCAGGTTGCGACCACTGTGCAGTCGAGCGTGTTATACATCACATCGAGGGTGCCCGTTCCATCGGTGCGGCGCAGTTCGACTGCAACCGTGACCGTGCCGGACGAAACCAGATGCGCTCCGGCAAACAGATCGGAGAAGTCGATAAACGAAACGACACCCCCGGACATGGTGTTTTGACTGGCCGAATTAGCCACCACGGTGCCGTTAATCTTGAGCCGCGCCTCGTGGTCGCAAGTCCCGGTGCCAGACGAAACCGAAATTTCATTACCGGCAAAGCCGTTGACGGTGTTGAAAGACAGAACCCCCGTTGGGCACCCTGTCAGCGTCAAGGTGATGACGTTCGTCCATGCACTCGTGTTATCGACACCTGTGCTGGATGTCGTGTAACCAGTCTTGGCGCTCACAACCGCAGAGGGCGGGGTCGGGATGTAGGTGACATTCACCGCCAGATCGGTCGCGAGGCTATCGGTGTGCGTGTAGCGCACGGCATAGGCACCAGACTGGACGATGCCCGAAAGCGTGACCGTGCCGGTGCTGGAACTGATGCTTGCCGAACCTGCGCCAAGGTTGGACGATGGCAGCGACCATGTGCCGCCGCTCAGCGTAGCGGTGCCGCGCTTGGCGACATGCGTCACGGTGCGGTTGCCGGTGTGGCCTGCCTCGCCCTGCTTGATCTCGATGCTCGGGAACTGCGGCTCGATGCTGCGCTGGGCGGTGGCGGTGATGTCAGCCGAGGTGCGCCAGTTGGAGCCGTCCCACTGGTAAATCTCGCGCGTGTCGGTGGCGTGATATTCCTGCCCGATGAACTGGCCCGAGGCAGGCCGCGCAGAAAGAAGCCCCTGAAGCGCGTTTCGGCGGTTATCGACGCTGATGCTCGCCGTCCCGATGCCATTGATGACGCCGCTTCCGTCGATGGTGATGATGTTGTTCGGGTCAGCCCCGTCGCTGGCGTTCGGGCCGGGGACATAGGCGGGGTGCGTGGTCTGGTCAGCCGTGGCGCTGGCGACCATCGGTTCCATGAGCGCCATTTGAACCTGACCGGCACCGGCAGAGCGCGCCTGCAAAACGATAGCCGCTCTCACCGCATTGCTAGGGGCAGTCGAAAAGTTTGATTGTCGCACAAAGACATTGCTTGTCCCGTTGGCAATCACCTCGCTACTTATATAGGCATCCGAAGCGTTGTAATAGTCGATGTAAAGTTGCCAGAGGTTCAGTCCAGCCCCACTAAGGCCGAAAGCATTTACATCCGCTGCGATAGAAAGCCGCTCAAGCGCATTGACTGAAAACACCGGAGTGTTGAAAAGATAAAGAAACTGGTTCGCAGCAGAAAAGATCGGCTGCGCGACAATATAGCTTTTGGTTTGGAAGACGCTTAGAAATGGAGCGGCCACAACGTCCCCGGAGGTGCCCCAGCCTCGCCCACCTTCAAACCGCGAGAACGGCAAGCGGTTGGCGTTGCCGCCGAACGCATCCCGATCCACCCGCACCAGCGTGATCTTGTCGGTGATCCCGCCCAGCGTGGCCGTAACCGTCACCTGCCGGTTCGCGCCGAAGTTGGCCACCGAAAGCGTGCGCGTGTTGCCCGAGCCGCCCAGCGTCACCGAAGGCGAGGTTGACCATGTGGCCGTGCCGCTCAGGTTATTCAGGAGCGCCGTCAGCGTGATGGTCTGCGAACTCGGTGCCGCCGCGCCATCGGTGAAGGTGAACGCCTGCGCGTCAACGGTCAGTTGCAGCCTCGGGCCGACCGGCCCCTGCGCGCCATTCTCGGCTAGGATTGCAGGCGATGACCATTCGCCCGTCGCTATCGTGTCGGTGGCGCTGGTCGCTGCCGCACTTGCTGTGATGATCCAAACTGGATCAGCCCCCGAAGGCACGGACTGCTGCCACGAATTATTTTGCCCAGTGAGAACCCCAGTTGCAAAAGTATAGGTCGATGTCACCGAGGGCACTGGCGGGGCTGATGCTGAGCGCCGGTAAAGGAAAACCGATGCGCTATTCAGGCCCGCAGCCCCGTCCTGCGCCAAGACGACCGGCGAAGACCATTCACCCGCCCCTATCGTGTCGGTCGTCCCGCCACTGCTTGCCACCGCCACCGCGACATAAAGTGGTAAGGTGCCGCTGGGGACAGAGCGCGTCCAACCATTATCAAGGCCGGTAATGTCGCCCGTCACGAAGGTGTAGGTCGACGTAGTGGTTGGCAGGGCAGGGGTCGTTGCCGAGCGGCGATAGATGAACACGCTCGCGTTGGTTAGGCCGTTGGTGCCCGGTGTGCCCGGTGCGCCCGCTTTCGATTTCGCCAGCGTGTAGGTGCGGTCGTAATTCACGCCAACATTCACCGCCCGCAGCGTGGCCGTCGCGAGGTCAACGCCGGGATCGGTGACGGTGTAGTTCCCGCTGCTGTCGATGCTGATCCAGCTTGTGTTCGGCGTCTTGGCCGCAATCGAGAAGGTCGGGGTCAGCACATCCGTTCCACGCAGCAAGCGCATCTGCCCGCCCGCGCCAGTATAATCGCCGCCGCTGCCGTCCGCAGCCGTGGCGACAACGTGCGCTTCGTTGCTCACGATCACGGTCAGACCAGGAAGCCCGTCCGCACCCGCCGGCCCGCTGCCAGCATTCGCCAGCAAGGCCCACCGCGCCACATCAGGCGGCGCATTGCCGGTGCTGCTCGCCACAATCAACTGATAGGACGAACCCGAGAACAGCACGCTATCGCCGCGCACATAGGTCGTGCCTGCAGCATAGGTGCCGCGCGGGACGTTGCGGGTTGCGCCAGCCTCACCGGGCTGCAATTCCTCGGCAGTGCGCCCGTCATCGAACTCGACATCGACCGCACGCGGGGTGATCGCCGCAGCCGCCAAAAGGTCGCGCTCTTCGGTCGTCTGCAACAGCGTCGGGGTCGGCGGGGGAGAGGCAACCTTACCTAAAGCGAAGTCATGCTTGCCGGGGGTTTCCGACTTGAGCGACAGCGACACCGCAAGGCTCTGCGGATTAAGGCTGCGCTGGTTAATCACCGCCAACCCGTCATAGGCGACAAGGCTGCTATCGATCTCGATGCAATCGCCAGGACGGTAAAAGCGCCAACTCGCCTTGGCTTGCAAATCCATCGGGCCGATTTCGCGGCTGTCCGTCATCGCATAAGCGGCCAACTCACCCGCCTGCGCCGCATTCGTCACCCCGTTCAAAGGGTAAACCTGTGTCAGCTTTGCGCCGCCGTCTTCGGTGCGATAGGTGCTGCCGACAATTTCCGCCGCCGTGATCTGCTGCCAGTTATGATCCGGCGAGACGTATTGCGGGCGCACGCCGTTCATCCGGTCGCGCACGGTCTGCACCGCATCAGTGCCGCCGCCAGCCTCTAGAATGTCGTCATCGGTCAGCGTGGCAAGCGCAAGGCGCGGGCGGTGCCAATCGAACGACAGCAACCCGCCCGCCTGATACCAGCGCGCGCCACCAGCTGCACAAAGGTCGTCAAGGTTGCGCACCCGCTGCTCGCGCAGGTTCGCGCCCGTGCCGCCTTCGGTCAGGATCATGTTGACCGTCCAGGCATTCGAATCGCAGTCATTCGCCCAATCGACGATTGCTGCCATGTCGAGCGTATCGACAGGCTGGCCGAGGCCGAAAACGCGGACGCCGTTCTGAAACCGCCCGAGGGCATAGGTCACGGCATGGCAGGCGGGATTGCGGCTATAGACGTAGGTGCTTTCGACACCAGCACGGCAGGCACCGGAGCCGCCCGGATAGGTGCTGTCCTGCCGGGGGTCATAGACCTTTTCGCCTTCGCATAGCGCCGTGTAGATCGGCAGGCCCGAGGCAAACACCTTGCCCTCGCGGTCAAACTTGAAGTTGAGCCCGACATGGGCGCAGCCGGAAAGTCTGCTAGATGTCGTCCATCCGGGCGCGGCACCGAAGGGCGGAACCAGCGCGGTCGTTTGCGGGCGCGTGCCGAGGTTCTGGACGCTGTTAAAGAACCCGCCGAAATAGCCGTTATCGATAAGGGCAAAATCGAAATACTCGCCCACGATGCCCTGAATTGGCCCTACGCCAGACAGGACGCGCACCTGCCAGCGGAACGGGTTCGGCACCTTCTTGAGCGTGGCGCCATAGGCGACATCGTGGCGCATCACGCCGCCCGTCATCACCTGCCCGACGATGTATGGTCGCGGCGGTTCGATGTCGATAACGACTTGCGCTGCCGAACCGCGCGCGATTGGCTTGGGGGCGGTGAGTTGCGCGCCGACCGACGCGACAGCCGAAGTCACAGTGGCAATCTTGCCGACAGTCGCGATAGTTGCCAGCGCCTTTGCGCTAAGGCCAAATCCACCAGCGGCCCCGATGCCGGTTGCTACCAATGCGACTGCGCCTGCAATAGTGGCGACGGTTCTTAAAGTTTTGGAAATAAGAACCTCCTATGTTACATTGGTTTTCATGAAACAGTTTATTTTCATCGCCGCGCTTGCCCTTGCCGGGTGCGCAACCTCGCCAAGCGGCCTTGCCAGCACCAGTGTTGAAAGCAGCGTGACCAGCACAAAGTCGGCAAAGGACTTTGCAATTTGCGTTGCCGAAAGCCTGCCCGGTGCAACCTTGCGCGATGACGGCACCCGCTATTGGGTGCTGTTTGATGTTTTCGGGGTTCCCCGGTTCCGCTGGGATTTCATGCCTACGGAAACAGGGTCGGTTGTAGAAATCCGCTCAACCGCAGTGGGCGGGGCAGGGACAAAAGAAGTAAGGCGCTGCGCCTAAAGCCGCCAAGCCCCCGTGCAAAGCGCATAGCTTACATCGGTGCGAAGGGTGCGGCTCATTCCGGCAACTTCTTGTATAGGCTCCAAGCCCCCGTGCAAAGCGCATAGCCCTCATCGGTCAGCCGCGCGATCTGGCACTCGGCTGCATCCTCATGCCAACCGATAACCGCGCGCAGCTGCCCGTAGATCATCAGCGCATCAAACCCGCCTTCATCACCCGGAAACGCCGCAACATCGCCGGTCAGCATTTGCGCCGCCGGAATGCGCGGAAAGTGCTTGTCCATCAGTTCGGGCAATGTCTCGACACCTTCTGCCCGCAATGCCTTCATCGCGCCGACAGCCGAACGAAAGCGCGGCACGATCGGCAACTGGTGGCCCATCTGCGCCGCGTGAAAGCGCAGCAGGTGGATGCAGGTCGCCTGCTTCGACCAGTCAAATTCCCGGCCCGCAAACCGCTTTTGCGTGGCCTGTGTCGCCGCAACCCGGCGCTGAAGCTCATTCATCGGGCAAACTCTTGCGTAAAGGCGTCGAACCCGCCGCCGCCAAAGCCGCCGTTGCCGAAATTGACGCCGCCACCGCCGCGCGCGCTTTCAACGCCCCATGTCACGGTCTTGACTAGCCCGGTCGCCTGATCGTGGCCTGTCTCGCCCGAATAGAGGCTCTTGTGAAACTCAGCCGACAGCCCGTTGCCGTCATCGCTGAACAACAAAACCTCGGTTTCCGGCACGTTGGAAAGCACAATTTGCAATTGCTGGAATGCGAATTGCTGCCGAACCCGATCCATCCGCCCCGCGAACCGCAGATCGGGCGTGCCGACAACCGCGCCCGTCGAAGGGTCGAACTCTGCCACCCACAGCCGCATGGCCGAACGCGCGAACGCACCGGCCTGCAAAGGCGCAAGCGCAGCGTTGCTCGGCGGGACAAACACGATTTCCTGCTCGGGCAGTTCCGCCCCAAAGCCTTCGGAGACCTCCCCGATCTGCGCGATGCTGCCAATCGTGGCGTGTTCCGCAGTGTACGTGTTGCCGCCGTACACGGTCACGCCCCCGTCGCTCAGGTAAACCGTCCCGCTCGGCAGATCGAGGCGCAGCAGCCAGGTCGCCCCGTTCACCGGACTTCCTTCAGGCTAAACTCAATCGGGAACACGCGGTTGACATCAACGCTCCAAGACCAATCTCCCGGCAGCAAGCCTTCGACCTGCGGTTCGGCCAGATTGACCACCGTGTTATCGGCAAAGCTGTCGCGCAGCAGCTCGTTCAATTCGATGGTGGCCTGACCCGATCCGTTGGCCGTTGCACCCACACCGACCGAGTGCAGAAAGTGCTGCCCCGACTTGACCAGCGACAGCCAAAAGCCCTCTTGGATGACATAGCCAGCGGTCAGGCCGTCAATTGCAATCGTTCGCCCGGTCGTGACCGCGCCATTGAGCAGCGGCGTCCCTGGCGAGCCCTGCGAATGCAGCAGAGGCAGCTTGACCCGCACACCGCCCTGCTTGCCCGCGATCAGCCGCGCGACCATCACGCGCCCGTTTTCCGGCGTGTAGGGGCCGAAGGTGAAGGCGACCGTGTAACGCCCGCCCTTGCGCGGAATGTAATCGTCAGACTGTATCCCGGTTTGCGTAAAGCCCGCATCGTTAAACGTGGCCTGAAAGCTGCCGGGAACGGCGAAGGTCGGCAGATCGATCATCGCACCCGCCTTGCCTGCCGCGCTGCCATCTGGCCCTGCGCCATTGCCGCGCCAGCACCCGCGATAGCCGGGGCGGTCGCCGCGATCTGATCATTGACGAAGGCGGTCAGGTTGCCGCTGCGCGGGTCAACGCCGACCGTTACGTGAACCCGCCCGCCCATGCCCTGGCCGCGCGCATGGTCGATAACCGTCTCGCGCGGGTGAAGCATGGCGAGAAACCCACCCTTGCCGTCCAGCCCGCCAGCGCGCGCGCCCATGCCGGTGAAGCCACCGCCGTCTGCGCTGGGGAGGGGCCTGTTGATGCGCGAGGCCAAGCCTTGGCCGAAGATGCCGCTGCTCCCCAGCTGGGTGAAGATGTCCAGCACCCCGCCAAGGATGCCGAGGAAATCGCCCGACCTGATGCTATTGG